TTGCACTCATGAGCTGGTGTTGAATATGCAAATCCAGGCATTTTGCCAGGCTTCGATAGTGTGTGAGTTATAGCCTCCGCTTCTTTAATTTTCATTGTTTACTTTCTCCTGTATTTTATAGGATACTATATCTCTATAATGTTGTCTTGTCAAGCTTGCAGCTTGCCGCTTGCAGCTTGCCGCTTGTAGCTTGTAACTTGGGCCCTGGTCCACTAGCCAGCGCCAGTGGTTAACCAGGGCCCGAATACTTTCGGACCCTTGTCTTCTACTCATCTTCTCCCTCATCTTCGTTTGGTGTTTCAAATGAATATGTTACATGATCATCAGTTACTTCACCCCTGAACCATTGCACAGGGCACTGGTCCAGCCAATCATGAAACTCATCGGACATTGGGCTAACTTTATTACTCATCTTTTTTTTCTTCCATATATTTTCTAGATCTCTCCTGATCTTCTTTAACTAAACGAAGCACCTCTTCCAGCGCATCCGCGATTCTTTTTAATTGTGTTGTATCCATAATATACCTTTCTATATACATCCTACACTATCCCTGAACCATTGTCAAGCGTTGCTTGCTGCTTGAGGCTTGGCGCTTTTTGTTTTCTTTCTTTAGAATAATTTTTAGAATCATTCTAAACTGCACAATAGCAAATAGCACCCAATGGCTATCTTCCAGGATGCTATGTACCACGCTAATTTGAGTTTTTTAATTCCGTATATTAGCAAAAGGGAACTTCTCCTATATAATACTTGACAGATTAATTGTCAAGTGCTAAAACAATTTTAATTTAACCAATACAGGAGAAAACAAATGCCAGAAAAAAGACTAACATTAAATAGTGAAAAGAGAAAAGCTATTGCTGATGTATTTCAAAATCACTTTGAACAAACAAGTCCAAAGAATGAACTGCACAAAAAAGCAATCGCTGATTATAATACTGCTAGAACTAAAATGAAAGTCCTAGCTGAAACAGTTGTTAGACATCATCAACCACAAGAAGATGTAGATACAATTAGAAGTATGATTGCTAAATACAATCGGAGTGGTGGAGAGTTGTATAAAGATAATTGTTTTTATTTTACTGCACCCCCAAGAATGGACACCGACTATGAGGGAAACCCAAAAGAAGTTGTTGATGAGGAACACGTCAAGTTTAGTTTAGGAAAAGATTTTGCAAGGTCTTATTATAGAGATGAGATTAAAGCAAAAGGTCTTAACCCAGACTTCCACGTTGCAATTAATAATAACTACGACAAACGTAGTCCAAGTTATTACACTATGGAAAGCCAAGTAAATAAATTTACTGGGCATGAAACAAGTAGCAATGATAATAAAACTAGCATGTCATTAAAAGATGAGTGGGAAAATGATTTCCAACTTGATACCATTGGTACATCTTATTGTCATAGTAGAATGTTTGCAGTTGACCAAGAAACTTTCGAGATGTTCAAAATGTATAACAGTTTAAGAGAGAATGTTATCATGGCACACGAACAATTATATGAACATGTAAATGGTAAAATGGAAAAACTAAAACTTGGTTTAAAATCTTACAGATACTTTGACCAAGCTAAATCACTAGCTGACAAACTTGGTGTTGTATTAAATGAGGGCATACTAAATGAAAGTAGCAGTATGGCTTTGTCTGTTTATAGTCCGACAAATTTAGCTGATCTTTTAACTGATAAGGTTGAACAAACTAGAGAGGAAAAAATTGCTATTGCAAGGTCAATAATGCAACAGCAACAAAGTGTAAATTAAGAGTTGACATGGGGGAGAATATAGGATATTCTCCCCTTAATAACATACAGGAGAAATAACATGGAAAACAATACAACATTTAGAATAACTTATTATTCTAACAAAGATAAAAAGCACATCACACGACAAGCAAAGTGGACTGACAAGTGTAGATTTTGGACTAGCAAACAAGGTGCAAAATTAATGACATACTTTGACATGGACGCAGACAATTACAGAACTGCTAAAGGCAGTTGGAAAGTGAGGTACTAATGAACGAACTAATGTTAGGAATAATTTTAATGTTTGGTATTGCAATGATAATTTGTATTGGTTGTATTATGGCTAATGGAACACAACAACACATTGATTACCAAAATGAACGACTAAGAAGATATGAAAGAGAACATCAAAAATGGTTGAAAGGAGATAAATAATGGCTGTAGATTTTGACGCTTTAGATTTAGTAAGAACACAAAATCGTGCAGAAATGCATGAGAGAAAAAAGATAGAGTTTTTAGAGGACAGGATTAAAGTCTTAGAAAAAACTTTAGAAAGCCATGCCAAAATCTTGGCAAGGTTTCAAATGACAGAGGGGGATAACTCATGAGTAATTTTGTCTGGTGTCATGGACCAGGGTGCCACAAATCCCACACTCAAGATAGGATAAGAGGTGTCAAGGGTAGCAAGGTCCTAAGGACCAAGAAAGTTGCACAGACTAAATGGAATACAGGACAGCATATGAGTATGTATTCTTATTTCTGTAGTCAAGGTTGTTATAATGACTTTGCTAATACATATGTAAGAGAGGTCATTGCATTACACCCAAGGACCGAGGCACTTGAAACACCGATAGATGTAGTCAAGGAACAAAATACCGATTACTTTGATAGACCTTATACAAGTACTAGAATAATAGCAGTTGACAACAATGGGGGATAGTATAGGATAAGGCTATTAACATACAGGAGAATATATGACAACAAATACAGCATGGTGGAACCTACCGATCGAGGAGTTAGAGCAGATGGCAGATGATAAGGGCAACATTAAACTTGATACAAAGATCAAGGCAACCAATCCTTACTCAGGTCAATCAGCAATGCTGACACCAGATGAGCATAAGTTATACATTGAGATCAAGGAACATGAGAGAGATGAGGAATACAATCAGATGCAAAAGAAATTGTCTAAGTTCAGTAGACTTAATGCAAGTGCATTCATGGTACTACTAGACTAACCGAGTTACATACATGTGTGGTCCTGTTGGACCACACACACAGAATTAATAAAATTTACACACACAAAAAAACATTTAACCAATAGAGGTACCAAACCCGATTGGGTTTATCTTTGCAACTATATAATCGATATACCTTAAATATAAAAGGGGTCCCACTACTTCAGGTTGTATTGCTTGTTTTAGACAGTTAAGGGTGGTATAATACTTCTTCACTGGTAAAAAGGTGCAAAAAATTATAAAAAATTTTTTATGAAAAAAAATATAGAAATAGATAACTTACCTTCTGACATTCGAGCACAGTATAAAAGATTTAAGGTTATGCATGCTGAAAAAAAAATTCAACGAAAAGCAAAAGATGACTTTATGTCGTTTACAAAAGCTGTATGGCCAGAGTTTATTGAAGGTGCACACCACAGAGTTATTGCTCAAAAATTTAATGACCTTGCAACTAAAAAAATTAATAGACTGATTGTAAATATGCCCCCACGTCATACTAAATCAGAGTTTGCTTCTTACTTGTTACCAGCGTGGATGGTGGGCCGTAATCCTAAACTCAAGATCATTCAAGCAACTCACACCGGTGAGCTTGCTGTAAGGTTTGGTCGTAAAGCTAAAACGTTAATTGATAGCGAAGAATACTCTAAAATTTTTGAAACAAGTCTAAGAGAAGACAGTCAGGCTGCAGGTAGGTGGGAAACTGCGCAAGGTGGTGAGTATTTTGCAGCTGGTGTTGGTGGTGCAATCACGGGCCGTGGTGCGGATTTATTGATTATTGACGATCCACACTCAGAGCAAGACGCAATGTCAGCTAATGCATTTGACAATGCGTATGAATGGTACACATCGGGTCCACGTCAAAGGCTTCAACCCGGTGGTCAGATAGTATTAGTTATGACTAGATGGTCAAAAAAAGATTTAACAGGTATTTTATTAGATAATCAAAAAAAAATTAAAGGTGATCAGTGGGACGTGGTCTCTTTTCCAGCAATCATGGACCACGGAGATAATAAAAAACCTGTTTGGCCACAATATTGGGCATTAAAAGAACTTGAAAGTGTAAAAGCAACACTTCCGGTTGGAAAATGGAATGCACAATGGATGCAAGAGCCAACTTCTGAAGAAGGAGCACTAATAAAACGTGAATGGTGGCAAAAATGGGACAAAGAATTTTTACCAGACGTTACTTATGTCATTCAAAGCTATGATACGGCGTTTTTAAAAAAAGAAACAGCCGATTACAGTGCAATTACCACTTGGGGTATTTTTTATCCTGAAGAAGGTGGTAAACCAAATATAATTTTATTAGATTCACTAAAAGATCGTTTTGAATTTCCAGAATTGCGTCGTGAAGCGCTAGAGCAATATAAATATTGGAATCCTGACATGGTAATCGTAGAACAAAAAGC